CGCCCGTTGGACTACGAACACATCATCACACACCTGACCAAACACCTCAAAAGGGAATCCGCTCTCGCTGACAACTCGGACCAAGCTTGTCAGAATCACCGACCCAAAACCATCGGAAATGAGTCAACCCTGGCCTGTCCGGGCAGTTGGCCATGCCGCAGTCAGGAGAGGGTCGAAGAGACCTCCAATGGACAAGAAAGGTGCCACAGGGAGAGCCTTCAGAAAAGCCATCACGACAATGGCAGAAATGACCAACAAGAGCAAAAAGGACTTCACACCATCCAATCCCCTTGACTCCGCCCTGGCAGAGGAAAGGAAGAAGTTGAGGATGGAATCAAACCAGGCCATGCGCGAGGGAAGTGGGACCGAACACTTTGATTACCAGCACATCAGTGGTGGTTCACGGGGAAACTTCTCTGCGTTGGAACACCTGGCGAAGTCAATGGCGATGAAAGCCTCAGCCGTTGGGCCTGCCTTTGATGCTCAAGGGGGCGACGCAGATCTTGACGTGACAAACCCTTCGGTCGGAACGTATAGGGTCTTCACAAACAAAGGACACTACATGTACGTCTCTGAGAGGCTGAGACTTGATTTCTTCATCAGGAGAAAGAATGGAGTCTGCTCAATCACATTCAAAACGGACCCAGAAGTCACAGTGGAGTGGCAAGTCACACAAGAGCCGGAAGGGAAGTTCAAGTCGGACCTCTTGAGCCGCTGTCTCTGGGGAAACGACATCGACACAGTCATCGACGGAAACAAACTCACACCAGACTTTTATGACCTCTCAAACACAACTCCATACGAGCTCAAAATCAGGCCAGCAAAGTTGGAGTCAAAGGAGATCATCAAGGCAACGATCGAGAAGTACAAGGTTCTTGGGAATGCTCGAGTGGTGGTCTGCAACACCGGAAGGGACAATGCAGGGGCAACCACAAACTTCAAGATTGAAACGGATCCATGCACGATTGCTGGGGGACAAGCCTTCTTCATGGCCTTGTCAAACCTGGACCAGATCACAAGTGCCTTCAGAAGGCTGTTCCCA